ATTAAACTTAAGAGGACAAATCAATGAACTCAGAAAGAGAAGTTTCAGATTTGAAACTTACCCGTGTTGAGTGTTCTAAATGTGGTGCAATATGGATAAATGAAAAACACATTTGGGGAGGCACGGGAAATAAGGGTAGCGAACTTGACCTGGCTGGTTTAGTTTGTAATACTTCTCACGGTGGAGGAGATGCATGTATTAATCCACTAAAAGGCAAAGTGGGTGGTCAAACTTGGGAAGATAGGTTATACTTCTTAGAAAAAAAGACGGTATCATATAAAAATGAACTCAACAGATTCAAAGATCACTATGACTCCTGAAGAAATTCAAGCGATGATTGATGAGTCTATTGCCATAGCAATACGCAAACATAATAGGAATGCTTCTATTATTAGCGCCTGTATTGGTTGGTTGGTTCTTGCATTATTTGCTGAAGGATTATTAAGGCTTATTGGAGTTATTCCACCCCTACTACCATGGCTCAAAATTACACTCCCTTAATGTTTTTGATACCCTGGGTTATACTTATTGGTATAGCCCTATCAATGATCGTACAAGGTTGGATGATTATGAATGCTCAAAATGGGTATACGAAAAGTCCAAAAGTTAAACACCCAGAGATGAATGATGTTAAACCAGGAGACCCTTTACTTGTGATTAGATTTACAGAGGAAGATGAAGAACAACTGCAACGCAGAGTTCTACAACAAAGGATGAACGAACTATTTGAGGAACCATCCACCTTTGAGGATGATGATGATGAAGATTTTTATTCTGTTTCAAGAAAATGAATAATCTGATCATTACCTCCATTATTATTTTTGGAGTTATTATTTCTTTTATTGATTGGGGATTTACACACGCATATTATTAAATAGTAAGAAAAATGTTTAGAATGAATGATCATACAGATGATCTTAGAGATACAGATTGGAGATATGGTGAAGAACGAATGATGCTTAGGGCAAAAGTTTTTTATGCATTATCTCATCACCTTCATGAACATTGTAGGCAAGTATACGAGTTTTGTAATGATTGGGTAGATCATGGTAATAAGAACATAGATAATATAGAATCATTTTTTCAGGAGCACCTTCAGCGACTTGACACTGAGTGTAAAGAGTAATATACTATCAAGGAGAACTTTATCGGGCATTAGCGCAGTTTGGTAGCGCGTCTGCTTTGGGAGCAGAATGTCGGGGGTTCAAATCCCTCATGCCCGATTCATAACTTACATTTATGAATCATGATCAAAAACCTACTTAACACAAATCTACTACAAAAGTTTACAGTGGAAGAATTTCAAAAAGACTTTGATAATCTAATGAATAACGTTGAGAATGGCGAATCACTAGTGATAACGAGTGAGCATGGAGATGTGGTTATGATCCCTTATGATGATGATGTAAAGGAGTTGATACGAATACACACTGAGTTAAACAACGAAGCTCCATAGTATTTGTATTGCGAGTGAGACTTGGTAGTCAGAGGAGTCTTATAAACTCTTTCCGCCAGATTAGCGGCTTTGAGGTGGTTCGAATCCACCCACTCGTATTGCTCCTTTAGCAATCTGGTGAATGCAGCGAACTCATAATTCGCCTAAGGCGTGTTCGATCCACGCAAGGAGCACTTGACAAAATCACTGTCAAACCCGTATAATAGTCAGGTCAACATTCAAAACAATGACTCTTACTTCCAAGTTTAAGAAGGATCTTCAAACTCTTCGTCATGCCGCCGATGGAGAATTTTATCTTGATGTAAAGAATCCGAAACTTTTCAAAAAGGTTCGCCGCTACTATGAAAATGTAGGAGCAGTGTTTTCTGGAGATCCTCTTGATGACTATGAAATTCTTATGGAGTTCATTGCTCAGGATCTTGAGTCTGTTGAGGTTGTATGAGCAAGGTTATTCTAGAACGTGAAGGATATCGCTTCGTGGAGGCAGGTATCATTGAGATTAACGGTAAACCTGATTACCGTATGCAAAAACAAAATGAGTATACTAAACGCTGGAATGACATCTATCTTTTTGATAATGTTCTACAGTGTTCTACTGCAATGGAAGACATTGAGTATGCCAAATGGTTAGATCCAGATCGTGTTCCATGTTATGTAAAAGATGATGAAGAACCTAATGTATTTTGATGATGCTGAACTGCTTCAACTTGAGTTTTGTATGAAGCAAACAAAAAACCAAATGTCGATGGGTGGAGAAATCCGCCGCCATGCCTCTATCACTCAAAAGATTGAGAAAGAAATGGAACGTCGTAAACAAGAAAGTGGATCTTATACCAAAGAAGATTTGCTTCGTCGTTTAGAGGAACAAATGGATCGTCTAGAAAAGGAGTTCTCATGAGAGAGTTAAAAACTAAATAATCTAGAAGTATTTTTTTTACTAATATGGCAACTTCACCCAGAGTAGCAGCTGCTAAATCAGTTGCAGCAGAATCCGCAGAAAAACAACCATACATGTCTGAATATGATAAGAGTGTTGAACTTCGTCTTCAAGTTCTTGAGTCTCGGACAAGTGTTTCACATCAAACTACTAGTGCCGCTGGTGTTGATGAAGATAGACTTGCTGCACTAGAGGCAAAAGTCGATGATCTTATTGATAGATTGGCAAGAAAGATGTCATTCTAATTTCCTGTTTTATTCAAAACAGGTGGTGGAGTCAACCCAACATGCCCGTCTCGGAATGACGTAAAACGTGCCCTGGTCGGGAACCCCCCCTTCAGTTATAGAGTTTCTAATCTCTCTTAAAAGGATTAGTGGTGCGGATGGGGTAACTCCCGCCTGGTTTCTATTTTCCAGTCAAAAAAATAGTGGTGCGTCGAATACCTCTTCTGTGTGAGTTGGTTTCTTAGTTCCATCTGAATAAAACTAAGTGGCGGGCATGTCCCGATCAGGGTGGTTGCATAAACCACCTTTTTTTGTTAAACTAACATTAGTTAAATCATACTATGAAAGTTGCACTGATTACCGGTATTACTGGTCAAGATGGTTCGTATCTTGCTGAACTTCTCTTAGAGAAAGGATATGAAGTTCACGGTATTGTGCGACGATCTTCTCTCATTAATACTGACAGAATTGATCATATTTACAAACAAATCAAACTTCATTATGGAGATTTAACTGACTCTACCAACGTGATTGGTGTGATTCAGAAAGTTCAACCTGATGAGATCTATAATCTTGGTGCTCAAAGTCATGTAAAAGTATCTTTTGAGTTGCCAGAATACACTGGAATGGTTGATGGTCTTGGAACTCTTCGTATTCTTGAAGCAGTTCGTCTCTTAGGAATGGAGAATAAAACAAAAATCTATCAAGCATCTACTTCTGAAATGTTTGGCAAGGTTCAAGAAATACCTCAAACGGAAATAACTCCGTTTTATCCACGTTCACCTTATGGTTGTGCAAAGGTATATGGATATTGGATAACTAAAAACTATCGTGAATCCTACAACATGTATGCTGGATCTGGAATCTTATTCAATCATGAATCTCCGAGAAGAGGTGAAACTTTTGTCACTCGTAAAATTACAATCGCCCTCAAGAACATTTCTGAGGGTAAATGGGATACCTTGTATCTTGGTAATCTAAATGCTCTTAGAGATTGGGGACATGCCAAAGACTTTGTTGAAGCAATGTGGTTAATGCTTCAACAAAAAGAAGCAGATGATTATGTGGTCTCTACGAATGAACAACACTCAGTTCGTGAGTTTGTAGAGAAATGTGCTCCATATTTTAATATGAGTATTCAATGGCAGGATAAAGGATTTAATGAGGTTGGTATCGATGTAAAATCTGGTAAAACTATTGTAAGAGTAAGTGATAAGTATTTCCGTCCTGCTGAGGTAGATACTCTTCTTGGAGACTCTACAAAAGCAAGAACAAAACTTGGATGGCATCCAAAAACATCTTTTGATCAACTTGTAGAGGATATGTGCAGAAATGAAAAAGGATTCTAAGATTTTAGTCGCAGGATCCAACGGAATGGTTGGATCTTCCATTGTAAGGTTCCTTGAAAAAGAGGGATACACTAATCTTATTAAAGGAACTCGTAATAACGTGGACTTTACAAACCAGGACGAAACTGAAAGATATTTCTATTCAGAAAAACCTGAATATGTTTTTCTTGCAGCTGCTAAGGTTGGTGGAATACTTGGAAATAAGAATCATAAAGCGGAGTTTATTTATGATAATTTAATGATTCAGTCAAATATTATTCATAACTCATATAAGTTTGGTGTTAAGAAACTTTTATTTCTCGGATCGTCATGCATTTATCCAAAAGAACCAACTTTGCCGATCACCGAAGATCAGTTGATGAGTGGTCGTCTTGAGACATCAAATGATGCCTATGCGGTCGCTAAGATCGCAGGAATCTACATGTGCAAATCATATCGTCAGCAATATGGATTTAATGCTATTAGTGCCATGCCATGCAATCTTTATGGACCTGGAGATAACTATCATCCAGAAAATTCTCATGTAGTTCCAGGAATAATTCGTAAAATACACAATGTAAAGCACCAATATGATGTTGATGAAGAAAGTGTGCAACATAAAGGCGTAACTTTATGGGGGGATGGGTCTCCAATGAGAGAGTTCTTATATGTTGATGATTTGGCAGACGCCTGTATTCTTCTGATGCAAAACTATGATAAGGAAGAACTAATCAATGTTGGATCAGGAAAAGAAATATCGATTAAAACTCTTGCATATAACATCGCTGCAACTATTGGATTTGAAACTGAAAACATTCATTGGGATACATCAAAACCTAATGGAACAATGAGAAAAGTTATGGACGTTTCAAAAATAAAATCTCTTGGTTGGGAACCAAAAGTTTCTATTGATATTGGACTTAGATTCTCATATGAAGATTTTTTAAAAAAATACGGTTAATACCATAGGGTTGCAAAACCACTTCTTTTGTGCGATAATAAATATCGCTAGTGATCCTTTAAAGAATGTCTGAGTTTAAAAAAACAGCACTTGTCCTTGGTGCTGGTGGTTTTATTGGAAGTCATATGGTAAAGCGTCTGGTATCTGAGGGATACTGGGTTCGTGGTGTTGATTTGAAGCGACCTGAATATTCACCTACTGCAGCACATGAGTTTATTGTTGGTGATCTCTGTGAATATGCATTCGTAGAAAAAGTTCTTCAGTATAAAGGTCCTTACAATAATTTTTATAACTTTGTTCCTAACATACACATTGATGTATTTGATGAAATCTATCAGTTTGCTGCTGATATGGGTGGAGCAGGATTTGTATTCACTGGTGAGAATGATGCAGAGATTATGCGTAACTCTGCATCAATCAATCTAAATGTGCTTGAAGTTCAACGTAGATTAAATGATGTTAAAAATGTAAATAAAACCAAGATTTTTTATTCCTCCTCTGCTTGTATCTATCCCGAATATAATCAACTCGACCCTGACAATCCTAACTGTCGTG